TTCAAAGTCCGGCACCATACGGTACAGACGCTGCTCAAAACTTGCTTCGGACACTTGAGTACCGGTACTGGTCAACTGCTCGCGCAGCTTATCGTTCTCGGCACGCATGGCATCTAGCTCACCACGAAACTCTGCTGCCACTTCACGGGCAACTTTGCGCTGGACCTCAATAAGGTCCTGACCAAATGCTTCAACATCAGCATCAGTCACCAACTTCTCAGCAGCTTTGGGCTTAGCAGGCTCAACTGGCTTGGTCTCGGAGGCTTTGCGGAGGTTATCCACTTGAGCCTTGAGATCACGCAGGTCTGCGTGCAAGCGAGGAACTTCGGCGTCGTACATGCCCTTGAGGGTTTTGTACTTCTGCTCCCATTTCTCTTCCGCTACAACTGGTTCAGTCGGTGTCGGCGTCGGCTCAACAGGCTTTTGCTCTGCAGGCGCTGGCTGTGGGTCTTGGGGAGGCTCTGCTAATTTTGGCTCGGGGTTCTGAGCGTCGGTCAGCTGCTTTTCCAGTGCTTCCAGTTCACGTAACTGAGCTTCTACTTGTCTTGGCAATGCCATTCAATTCTCCTTGTCGCTCCAACTCTGCTTCGGGCTCCTACTGCGGTCTGCCGTCTGCGTAATGGTTTGCGCGGATTTACAAAAATCGGATCACTTGATCCGGTCAAAGACCTCTGACGATTTTTCAACCGCTTCGAGGAAATCTGATAAGACCTGAGCCTGACCTTGGAGACGGTACAGTCGGTGCGGTTCTTCTGCCTGCATCAAGGAGACCTTGGTCTCCTCTAGCTTGGTTCGGAACAGCGCCAGTAGCGCCTCGTTTTCTTGCAGCTTGCATCGAATTAACGCTTGCATGTGCTGCCGGTCAGGCTTTGATCCACAAAAAATCTTCATATGTGGATTCTATACAACAATTTCGATAAAAGTCAAACTCCGTTCGGGCGACTAACCATTATCGAATTTTCCCTGCCCCCTACCTGAGACCCATCCGGCAACATGTTCTTAGGCGCTTGACCTTGAGTAGCCCCGGGCGTGCCGGGTGCACCGCCTTGGAGTTCGCCCATGATCACGGCCAACTGCTCTTGGAGCTGCGCGTTTTGCTGCTGCAACGTCTGCATGGCTGTCAGTGTCGGACGGTCCGGCACGATGCGGTTCACGTTGCCGCTCAAGTTGCGAGCTTGCTCGCGCAGAAGCTCTGCCGCGCCGTCCATACCCACAATCTGCTGGGCCACTGGGCTGTTGAGCACGATCTGCAGGAACTCGTTGCGGCGAACTGCCTCGGCTTCCTTGACCACCAAGCTTGTCGCGCCTTTGGCCACGGCCTTGACGTCGCCGATCAGGTCTGGGTCTTTGCTATAGCGCAGATTGTCTTGGTACAAACGCTCGATAGACGGCACGATTACGTTGCGGTCGATGTTGCTGATGACCTGCTTGATACCCTTACCGGCGTTGGAGATCAGCATCGACAAGCCAGACGACGTACGGCCAGCGCCACCTGAGGGGTCGCCAGTCATGTAACGCGGGATCATGGTGTCCTCGTCGGCACGGGCTGAGAACTTCTCAAACACCGCCATGAGTTCCTGAGCGTTGCTGTTTGGCTGGAAAAACTGCAGGGGCTGCGAGCCGTCGTTGAACTCAGAGCTCTGAAACTGCCAGATTTTCCAAGGGTACATCTCGGTGATGTCTTCGCCCGGGGGCAAGCGCGACACGTTGACGCCCACCTGCGGGCCAGAGCTGATGCCCATGTTGTTGGCCAAGCTGCGAGCAGCGGCGTTCACCATGTTCTGGGAGTCGCGGCACAGATCAGTCACACCCTTGCCAGCCACCGCGCCGGGGACTCGCTCATAAGACGTCACGTAGTACGGCTTGCGGCCCAGCGGGTCGTAGTTCAGCACAGCGCGAATCACCGTGGAGCCGACCAGCCACACTTCGCAGGGGTAGTTCAGGTCCGGGTCAGGAATCTCTTTGGCAGACAGGCCCCATGTGAGCAGCTCGCTGCCCTTGACGCTGTCCCACATCTGCAGTGCGTCGATCAGGTCTGTCGTAAAAATGGTCTGCGTGGTGTCTTTGCCTTCAGCCGTAGCCTGAGCGCTGTCAGTCCACAGCCACTCGTTGAGGTTGCCCAGCTCGAAGTCTTTGAGCACGGCGCGGATCGCGTCGTCGTTGTACCCGGGCACGCCCAGCAGGGCCTGCAGGTCTTCGCGAGTCATGCGGTGGCGCTCAACTATGAAGCCATCCTGAATATCCGAGGCCCACGGTGCCCAGTACAGCATGAACGGATCAACCCGCTCCCACTCATTGCGAATCTCTTCCGATGGCACCAGCTGGCCGTTCTGCCAAGCCATGGTCTTGCGTTTGCGTTTGACCGGACCCTTGAGCACAGCGTATGGGAACGTCACGATGTCGTCCAAGAACGCGTTCAGTGCGTCGGTCCAGTTGCCCTCAATGAGCTGGTCCTCCATTTTGAGTTCCATGCGATCAACGCGCTCGTTGGCTTCCTCGCGCAGACGGCGCATCGCTGCGTCTTTCATCTGAGCTGCGGCTTCGCGCAACTGCGTCGGGTCTGGCATGGCCAAGCCCTGCTCCATCATGACCTGCAACTGCTGCTGCATACTGGCCATCAACTCTTGGACCATCTCAGGGGGCAGCGTGGGCTCGGGTGTAGCTTCAAGGCTCCACGGCTTGTCGGAGCCAACACCTAGCAGGGTATCTCGCAGCCAGCTCGTAGCAGCGCGGCACTTCACTGAGGACAGCTGGATGTAGATTTCCGAGCCGCCTTGGCGTTTGATGTCCGCCAGTTTGTCAGGGTCATACTCACCGTTGCGCTGGCGCAGACACTGCAGCATGCGCTCTTCGATGGTCCGTTTGGCTTCGCGTGAGGATTCCCAGCGCTTACGTGCGTGCGCAGCCAACCCTTGGATCACAGGCGTAGCCTGCATGTCCGTGTTGCGTTTTTGCGACTCTCGCTCAAGGTCTGAGCTGCGAGCGACGGGGATAAGTGCGATGCCTGTGGCCATAAGTATGCCTTTTAAATCCAAGGTGTTCCGGGTGCAGATACTGACGGGCCCTTAATCAAGTAACCCTCCTGCGAGATGCTAACAGCGCCAGTCCCAGACTGGACCTTGGCCATGAGTTGGATGTCTGTCTTCTCAAGAAATGGACGAGGCATCACGCGCTGCGTATGGTAGTTGATCGCAAACGGTGCTTGCTGTGTGAGTTGTACAACACCAGCAGGGCTGGCCGTACGGTTCTGGTATGTACAGAAGTCGTTGCCGTTGAGTGAGGTGTGGATGTCGATGCGGCTTAGAAAGAACGTGTGGCCTGCAGGGACGGTGTAGATCGCGGACTGTGTGCGACCTACTCCTGCGTTAATCTGTGCGTAGGTCACTGTACCAGCGATGTTCTTCAGAGTTACAACCCCAGCGGGATTAGTCGCACTGCCGACGGACACAAACATACCGTTAATCCGCAAGTATGAGTTGGCCGTAGTGACTGGTGTGGTGCCGGTAAGCACCACACTCTCAGAAATCATGTTGTACGTTGCATCTAACCCGTTGATCGTGATGGTCGCTGTGTCGCCGTTGCTGCTCGACAGATTCATCTGCTGCGCACTAACCGGATATGTATACAAGCCAGCGTTCTCCCACACAGGTACAAACGTAGTAGACACCGCTGGCTGGTAGCCATAAATGTTGAGCGTGCTGTGGCCGGGAATTTGCCCCCTAGCCACCTGAAGGTTGAAATCTTCATGCCGCCCCTCAGAGGTGGTTGACGGGTAGAAAAAAGACATAACTGTCTCCAAGAGTTACCCGATTGTACGCTGCCATGTCAAGGGGTCAAGTGTAGGCGTACGAGGACTTTTTCACCTCGCGCTTACCTGTCTGCAGTCCAGCCCCTCGGACGTTCATGTCGATCACTGAGTCGGCGTACTGGTTGGCGTCGTGGACGTGGGAGAACTGGTTCTTGTCTGGCTTGTCTTCCATCTCGCCGCTCTTCTTGATTTTGTACCTATACCCATACCGGAACCCTTTAACCAGCTGGGTGCATCGCGGGTCAATCACGTACATCGCCTTACCCTCCAACTGCTGTACAAGCAAGCGCTCAACGGCCTGTATGCGCTTCTCCGGGTCGTTTGACGGCGGCTTGACGCACTTGAACCCCGCCTGCCTAACAATATCCACCAGCGACATCTCACCTTGCTGCTGCTTGGCGTACCCGGCTGGGTCCGGAGCCACGAGGAACGTACAGCCCTGCAGGTTATTGGCCACGTACGGGTTCAGTTTAGTCCGCAGGAATGTCTCTATGCCCATGTTCTCTGACGTCAGCTCACCCAGAGTCACTACGCGCCCGCGTGGATCACGCTGTTTGAACACTGCTGCAGGCGTACGGCCAAAGTCCAGCCCGATGATCACTGGGTAGTCTTGGCTCTTGATCGCCTTGAGCGGCTCCTTGGACACGTGGAAATCGTGTGTGTATGTCTTCTCGTACACCGGGGTGCCCGACAGACTGCGGCCATACTCAGACCGCAGGTACACACGCAGCCAGTCTTCCGTCTTGCCGGGGATGATGTTCGGGTAGTACTGCTTGGGCAGGTGGTTGTAGTTGTCGCACTCTGGGTTTACCGTCCACTCGTTCTCGTCCTTGTCCAGCAGGATTTCTTCAGGCTCTTCGCCAAACCGTTCAAGGTACACCTCAGGCTTGATGATCGCCGCTGGCTGCTTGTGCACGGCCCAGTTCGACGGCGGGTTCTCCATCTTGTCGTGCCACCATGTGTCCTCGTCTGGCATGTTGGTATCGAACAGCGCACATGAGCGCGTAGGCCCGCCATCTTTAGCAGACGGGTATCGGTTCAGACGTGACAGCAGGCCATCCACAACTTCGCTGTTGAGCTCTCGGCTCTCGTTGCCCCACAAGAACGTAGTCTCCAGCGACAGTGCTTTACGCACGTCATCTGGCGTATCCAACGGGATGAAAATCCACTCCGACTCTACCTGCGTGCCATCTGGCAGCTTGGCCATGAGTATGAACGTCTTCTCCACAGCCTTCCAGATACCCGCCTCTCCCGGGGGCAACCAGTCGAACACCGTCTTCCTTGTAGTCAGAGCCAACTGGTCCGCCGTGTTACGCACAATGATCGCCCGAGTCTTGCGGATACCTTTGGCGTTCGGCTTCTGGCCACAGGCTAGACGCACCAGCTCATGTACACACGTAACGGACTTACCGCCACCGACCGGCCCTGCCAACACGCGTACGTAGGATTCGTCCAGCATGAAATTCCGCTGGGTCTCGGTGGGTTTGTAGTTACTCATACGGTACGCCCTTCTGGGTCGCGTTTCTCGTCACCACCGTCGCCGCTGCGCCAGCCGAGCTCAAAGTTCAGCCACCCAAGGCCGATCCAGAACTCGCCATCAATTGCAACAGCAAGATAAGGCCACACCGCAACGTGGGGTTGATTTGCTTCAAAGTAGATCATTCGTCGTCATCCATATGTTCTTGCAAAAGCTGAGCTTTTACGATGTCAAGACACCCCAGCGCCGTTGCCAGCATTACGGTCTCGTCGTACTTGTGGATCACGGCCAGTATCTCGTCCACCATCCCCTGCGTCAGGTTTCCCATGTAACTCACTTGATCTCCTTGACCTCTGCATCCAGTGTAACGGGTGTAAGTCCCTGCTGGTTGCTCAAGCTGACGCTGTGCCCACCGCCCAAGTCGATACTGATCGTGAACCCCGGCCCGACATCCTTGGCCCGTTCTTCCTTCGGCTCAAGCCCCGCAGCTTTGATCAGCGTCTTCAGCACGTCGTGCTTCTGATTCAGGCTGGCATCCGACCCTGACGCTTGTACATACACCTGATCGAGCAGCTCACCGGCCATCCATGCCGCTTTGGCTTTGAACGTAATGCCGTTCTTCTCGTACTCAGACCGCTTGACCTGAACCTGCAGCTGGAACCAAGGCTGGGCCTCCAGTTCCCGGAATTTCTCGACGCTCAGGCCATGACGTGCAGCCACGACAAGCTCATCCTCCATGCCAAGTGCAATAGAAGACACCATCTCATCACTGATCTGCGGAAACGAGACTGTCGAGGGCTTGTAGTCCAACGGTACGTCGTCCAAGGAGTAGTCATCAAGCGACATTTGCAGCCTCCGCCAAGCGTTTTTCGTGTGCTTCCACTGCTTGCAGGTACTTTTCCAAGGCAATTCTGACCACATCAGCAGCTGGAACGCGCTTTTTTGCGGCCAATTTCTTGGTTTTTTCCAGCAGTTCGTCGTCTAAAAACAGGTTCCATCGCTTCATTTTTGGTCCTTTTTTGGTGTGTATACACACATTTTAGGGGCTTTTTTAATTTTTTGGGGCTATCTAGGCCTCTACTGTGACGTCATTTATATCTGCCATCTTTAGACGCGCCGAAAGTCTTCTGGTCCCTGAAGCTTTTACAGCAACTGCAGCTCTATCAACAACTCTTGGAACTTTTGATTGCTGTTTAGGCTTTTCTTTGCGGGGTCGACCTCTACGGTTTTTATTCTGTTCAGAGTCAGTAGCCCACCTAACATTTCCAGGCTCATAGCCAAGGTCGTTGTTTTTACGATCTATGCTCAACCCAGCAGGACGGGTTCCAACATGAGCCACAAAGGCCCAAAACGCTTTTCTTGTAGCCACCAAGTCCCCCGGCACTCGACGCCATTCCGGGCATATGGTTATGCCGCGAGCCCCATAGTGTTTGTACATCGGGCTTGTAATGTCGTAGCAACGAGTGTGCATGCCATGCCACGTGCGCGAAAGGTCATGCGTGTTTATTGGGTCATTTGCTCCATTTTTGCATTCAGGGCACCTAGCGTCTTTCAACCTGTGTAGCGACTCAACAGCAATAACGTAAGTGGCACCGCAGTCACATTTTGTAGTTGCGCGGTACTTCTGCACGCCAGACGGAGTTATCCGGTGAAGGTGTGTATGTTGCACAGTCAGCGTTCCAAATTTTTTACCGGGCAGTGATTTCATATGTATATCCTCTCAGTATAAATTATAACACGCGCCTCGTAGGTCCGCAATTTTCCTCATGCTCTACGAGAGAGTCGTAGGCGTAGGG